CATATTCATGCCATTGGTTATGTTACGTCTTATATGGAAGAGAAAACCGTTAAGCGCGACATCAAGTACGTGGTTTCAGAGATCTATCCGCATATTTTCATAGCCGTTGATTCCAGAGGAAGGAGACGATGTTTCCGCAAGGCGGATTATGTTTGTGGAATTGTGAGGAGAGCGTAATGAAACGTAGGAGAACAGGCCGTCACACCATGTATAACATCAACAACCGTTGGAAGGAGGATAGTCAATGGCGTAAGATAACAGATCTGGCCATTGTCTATTCTTCTAACGACAAACCTTATGTCAAATCCATGGTAACGGGGCAGAAGTATTACTTCAACCAGGTGAGATGGCAATGAGTGTTATATTTTCAAGAAAACTTATCTGCAAGTATTGCGAATGCAGAGATGAAAACGGATTCTGCTCGCTGTTAGGTATTTATGTTCCTGATGGCGGGCATTGTCTTTCTAAAAAGAAAGGAGTTAATGATGGCGAAGAGAGGCAGACCGAAGCTTAAGGATTCATACATTGTCGATGTAGCTCGTATGTGTCGGGAGATATATTTCACCTATCCAGATGAAGAACGCAATGGTGTGGTAGAAGTTGTGATTCCGGCATTTGCTCAGTTTGGATCTAACGTATTCAACAGTCTTATATTTCTGTCGAACTCCAAATGCTATGAGTCGGTAAGAGATAAGAATTGTGATCCGATATTTGAGAAGGTTGGCAATGTAACGTTCAAGATCCGCGACATATTTAAAGGCGTCTGCAGTGACTATAAGCGCGACAATGTGCAAATAGGCGACAACTTATATTTGAATTATTACTGGAGGAAGAGATGAAACTGGTTTGTAAGAACTACGCCGAATGGAGCAGAGTCATGGATGTTCTGACGGTTTTAATACGTGAAGGAAGTGTCCCAACCAACTCATTTAGAATGAAGATCATATTTAACACTCTTGAAGAGATCAAGGGCAACACTGTTATAGAAGAAAGGAGTAAAAATGATTATACGCTTGCCATTGGAGATCGATATTGAGGAGCTTTGTCCAGACAACAAGATCGACGAATTAAAAAATGAGATCTATTATGAGCTTCTTCGCGAAATCAAACAAGAAATAGCAAGACTGTCGATAAAAGAAGGAGCTCCGATTATCTCAGAAAAGCCAGATGAACAAATAGCTGCATGGTTTGCCAGTAAGCTGTACGGAGATTTAAGACAGACTTGCATCGAGGCAATGAAGAAAACAAAAGAAAGGAGGAAAAAATGAGTCTTAGCAGCGAAGAGTATAAAAAGTTGATGGCACCTATAGAAGAAAGGGTTCGCCACGCCTACAACAAAGGCTACAACGATGGAATAGTTGATGCTTGTAGGGTTGTTAAGCCTGATAAGTTGGGAGAAATTATCGAGCATGCTGTCTATCAAGCAGTAACGATCGATACGACTTCCAAAACAATAAAAACGAACCTCGATTGGGTGCGATCTTTATCGGCAGAGGAATTGGCTAGTTGGATATATTCTGAATGCCTGGCGATCGGTAAAAAGTATACACACAGTGAAAAAGGGATAGCCGAATGGTTAAAGGAAGAAAGGTTTAGCAATGATAAGGAGGTAGAATAATGAAAATTTATTGCACGTATAGCGAGTCAAGAGATTTTAAGATCTTTTTAAAAAAGCTATTGCCATATGGAATAGCCCCGGAATACGTAGATATTTTATTGGACGCTTTTGAGCATTATGAGCCGCTCAAAGAGAGCAATGAAGAACCAGAGTATAAAAACTCACCTAAGAAGCTTAAGGAGCCTATGATATTTAAAAGCAAGTCTAAACCTCAGATCGTATTCAAAGACTGCACGTTCAACTTAGGCTTGCCTGGTCCACAAGGACCGATGGGACCTAAAGGTGACAAGGGAGATCCAGATCACATTAACTCTCTTGGTGATATTAACGATATACCATATCGTCCTACAAAAGACTTCACAATAACATGCAATACGGGTGAAGCAAAGGAGGAAGAATGATGAAGATTTATTGTACAGTCGGGGAAGAATGCAACATCAAGTATGCAATAAATGAAGTTCTAGACAACACGTGGGCACCAGCTTATGTAACCAAACCGTTGGAGGAGTTAAAGGAGTCGGCTTCTTTTCATGTATATGAACCTACAGAGCCTGAAAAGGAGCTTAAACCCGGTGATATTTGTGTAATCCAGATGGCGTTTAACGAGCAGAATGGCATATTTTTGGGGATGAACGAGAGCGGCACATACGGGACTTTCCTAATTAGAGAACTCAATTATGACTTCAAAATCCAACCGCTTGCGGGATTGTCTATATATAGCGTCCAGGCGGAACAGCTTAGTCAGAAGGTAGAAGTAATCGGCTCTACCAAGATGTTAGATGGTATTCAGCATATTATTTAAGAAAGTTTGAAAGGAGTAAATCATGACCATTAAAGATTTGAACGTTATATTAGGCGAGACTCTCGCGGAGTTACACACATCCACAGCAGGAACAAAAGAGTTTGAAGCGGCTGTAACTAGAGCTGAGTATGAAACAAAGATAGCAAAACAGATGATCAATGCTGCTGACGTAACACTTCGTACGGATAAGCTCACGAATAGAAATGACCGCATCGACGCGATGGTGGGGTGATATTTGTGAAATGGACTGTCGAAAAAGAACAATGGCTTATAGATAATGCTGAATCATATCAAGGTAGAACCGAATTGACTATTGCGTTTGATGAGCTATTTGACGAGGCCTTAACGGTAAATGCTATAAGACGTAAGCTAAATCGACTGGGTTTAACCAATGATAAAACCATACATTGGACTGATGAGCAAAATAGATGGCTTATAGAACACGTTAATGACGAAAGCTATACAGATTTGACTGTAAGATTCAATGATATTTTCAAAACAAACGTCAGCTCAGCAAGCCTTTGTGCTCATTGTTATAGGGATCTCGGCATAGAGAAACCGAACAAGGGGTGCAATATGTATCACGACACTAGCATCTTTAAGCCAGGCGAAATCACTAAGCACACAGGCCGCTTAAGAGTGAAAATGGAAGACGGTTCATATAAGCCATACGCAAGGTATATCGTGGAAAAATCAATCGGTAGGTCGTTAAAGGAAGATGAAATCGTTATATATTTAGACGGCAATCGAGAAAACGTTGATCTATCAAACCTTAGAGTGGTAACAAGATCCGAGGCCGTTTTAATATCTAGAAACGATTGGCACGGCAAAGGCGCGATAACCGAATCCGCAATTGAATACGCAAAGTTAAAAATCGCTATACGCGATGCGAAGAAAGGAGTAACGAAATGAAAACTTATGACAATGTAAACCACCCACAGCACTACATCTCACAGCACGGGCTCGAGGTAATTGATATTATCGAGGAGTTCACTAAAGGACTTAGCGGTATCGAAGCGACCGACACAGGCAACATCATCAAGTATATTCTCCGTTGGGATAAAAAGGGTAATCCAGTTGAAGATCTGGAGAAGGCTCAGTGGTATCTTAACCATCTGATCGCAAGAGTGAAGGCCAGACCTACTGATCATGGGCGTTACCCTTATAACAAGGAGGGTAAGCAAGCACCAACCATGGACGAGGTCGTCGAGATGGACGATAAGGAGTTCGAGAAGGCTATGAACGAGATGGAGCTTGATGATCTGAAGAGTTTAAAGGAGGAAATGACAAATGCTGAGTGATAACCCATACAAGGAAGTATATTTTCACTTCTATTGCCCAACTTGCATACACAAGGAAGAAAAAGAGGAAGATGGAGTGCACTGTAACGAGTGCCTCCATTCCGCTGTAAACTTATACAGTCACAAGCCGGTCAATTATATTTCTGACGGTAGTAAGAAAGGAGAAGAATGATGTCATCATACAGGAAATTAGCATGTAGCGCTGACGATATGATGCGCAAGATCGAGCAAACGCCTCCGTGTGATTTAGGGTTACGAGCTGATTCGGTCGATATCGATATTTACGGCACGAAAACGGTCACTTTAACCAATGAATATGGATGCTGGCAAACAGACTATTCTAAACTCAGCTCACAGCCAAGGCGAGTACCACATATCGAACGACTTATATTTAATCCGCCAGCGACGATCATCATGTGGTCAAGCGGTGAGAAAACGATAGTCAAATGCAGAGAAGGAGAAACGTTCGACCCTGAAAAAGGACTTGCCATGGCTATAGCCAAGAGAGCGCTAGGTAGAGACTATAAAAAAGAGTTCAAAGGCGTTAAATTAATGGAGGAATTAGATGCTGACTAAAGAAGAATTCACTAACGGTCTTGCTGATGATATTCGTATTAGGCTGAACGCATCCGGTATGACTCAGTCAGACCTTGCTGAGCAAACAGGTTTGACCAAAGCAACCATCAGCCGTTATATTCACGGCCAAAGAACTCCAGGAACGTATGAGTATTACAAGATCATGGAGGTGCTGAAATGAAGTTTGACGGTTACATATGTGATATTTGCGGAAGAAACATATACAACCGCGATAAACGTTTTGAGATCAAAGCGACAAAGCCAGTGGCTAATAGCGTCTTTATAGAAACCATTGATCTTTGTGGGTGTTGTTCAAACATGATGATCGAGTGGATAAAAAGCAACAAACCTAAGAAAAGCATGATGGACAAGATAATTGAAGAGGAGGGACATGATTATGAAATCGATGAAAGTTGACGTCGCGGTTCCAGATCCTGATATTTGCTCCAATTGCAACAATTTCGCCATGGATTACACGACTATATACGCAAACGGCGAACATAAAAAAGTAAATTATCGATGCGAAAACGCTGAAATCTGCGATGATCTTATGTGGAAACTTAGGGCCTGGAAGCCGGACCCAAGAGACATAGATAAATTTCCTGACGATCTATCGATAAAGTGGCCTGAACCAAGAATGCAGAAAGGAGAATAGCCGTGAAATCGATGATGATACATGTGAACGTTCCTGATGATGCAGTTTGTAAAGGCTGCCCTCATTTTAGAATAGACACAGGCGAAATCACAACTCTTTATGCGGATGGAAAAGCCTATGAAACGTTCTACAAATGTGAGCACGAAAGCTTTTGTGAGGATCTCATCGGACGTATGCGGCAGCTATTTAACGATCAGCAGTACCGAGGAGGTTTTTAATGATAATACATAATCGAATCCGTTGCAAACTTTGCGGTGATGTGATCGAGTCAACCTCGAGGCACGACTTTAAAACGTGTAAATGCAAAGCCTGTGCGGTCGATGGTGGCCATGATTATTTAAAGCGAGCCTGGGATCCATATGCAGTCCCTGGCAAGATGCCAAATGAAGTTACCATTGATGATATTTACGAGGAGTTAAGCGAATACACGGCGGATCATTTTAGCCCTGAAAACTTACCAGACGTATAAAAAACCTCGAACAAAAAACATGGGTTAATATAGGAGGATTAACAGATCCTCTTTTTTGTTTTTAGCCATCGTTGAAGAAAGGAGTTAGACATGGCAGACATTCTTAAGACGCTTGGAGCATTCCTGGTGGCAAACAAGTCATCAGTTGCGACAGGCATTGCTATTGGTGGTGTGGCGATCACCGCCGTCGTATCCGGCAACTCAGCCTTGAAGGCCGATGAGATCCTGAAGGGTATGGATGAGGATGCCGGAAAGGTCGACAAGATAAAAGCCGTAGCTCCGGCATTAGCGCCGGCAGCGATTTCAGCTTTAGTCACGATCGGCCTTATGATATTTGCTCACCGTTCAGACCTTAAAGCTCAGGCGGGGCTGGTAAGTGCTCTGGCCATTAGTGAAGCTTCAAGGAACGAGCACGTAAAGCAGATCATGTCGAAGTTAGATCCGAAAAAGGCCGATGAAGTTGAGAAAGATGTAGCGATCGAACGAGTCGTCAGCTCTAATGCTGATATTTACGACTTCGGAGGAGATGTCCTGTTCTATGATGAATTCTTAGACAGGAAATTCTTAGCGACTAACGAAGCCGTCATGGCCGCAGTTGGTAAGATCGCGCTCGAACTTAACGGCCTGGACTCTCAGAACGTTAATGATCTCTACTATTATATATGGGAGGTCAGTCCTGGAGAGAGAAAAGACAAATACCGCGAAGCAGGTGTTGCTAAATTGTTCGGATGGAATGCCGGATTCGACAGTCCACCGTACATAACAACTGTTGATTGTGGAATAATCGACGGAAGACCTGCAATTTATCTCGATTACACTAAGAACATCATATCTGATGCTATTTAGAAAGGAGCACACAATGAAAAACGAAATGGGAATCGTAGGAATCGCTGCAGCTGCAACTATTGCGATCGTATCTGGAGGATATATCGGAGGCAAGAAGCTGTTTGGCCTTGCTAAGGAAAAGATCGGTAACCCGTTCAAGAAGAAAGATCTTGAAGAGGTGGAAATTGGAGAGGAAACAGCTGAAGCAGTTGAAGAATAACTCACCAAAAACCGGGGTGGCTCATGGCAACATGGGCTGCCCTTTTTATTAAGGAGTGACACATGAATTCTATAGACAAAACTTCTTATGAATCGAACGTCATACCAGAAAAGAAAGACGGAGATAAAAAGAAGCTCGAGAAAGTAATAAAAGAACCAGTGAGAATCAAGAAGCAAAGACCTTTACAGAAGTTTGCTTCTTCTCTTTTTGCCAACAATTCCAAGAGTATAAAACAGTATGTCATAGAAGACATCATCCTCCCGAACGTTAAGGAGCTTTTATATTCTATCGGAGTTGGAAGTCTTGGGATGTTGTTCCTTGGTGAGTCTGATCTACCAAAGCGCGCAGGTAAAACCGGATATTCTTACGACAAGGTGTCATATGCAACACCGGTCAACAAATCCAGGAAGATATCTAAAGAACCGGTAAAAAGGAAGCTGGATTACAGAGAGATTATATTTAAGACTCGTGAGGATGCAGAAACAGCACTCAGAGATCTCAAACAGTATCTATATGAATACGGTTGTGTAAGCCTGCTCAACTTCTATGAGGTGTCAGGCATAACCGAAGATGAAGCAATGAAGGATCTTGTACGATTCACTGATGACGATTATGGATGGTACAACCTTGAAAAAGCTCACGTGGTAAGAGATACAGAAAACCATGGATATGTTATCGAGTTCCCTAGAGCTATTCATCTGGATTAGGAGGAAATCATGAAAGGATATTCAGTCTACGCCGGCTTTTATGGCTGGATTCCATCTAAAGGATGTTATATTCTGTTCGCCTGTGAAGGTGACTATGAAGAATATTATGAAGAAATCGAAAGGAGACAGTAATGGGTTTCTTAGATAAATGCACGACATATGCCGATAAACTCGCTCAGCACGCTAATTCCCCTAGCGTGTTGGTAGGAGTTGGGATCGGTCTTGCTGTTCTTGGCACGGCTGCGGCATGTAAGGCAACACTTGAAGCGGATGATATTTTAGAAGAGGCTAACGCGGAACTGGAAAAATGCAATATGGTGGCAGAGCAGTTTCCAGATAAGTATTCCGAAGAAGCACATAGAAAAGATAAAGGTATAGTAGCAGTTAAAACCGGTCTGAAGTTATTGAAGGCTTATTCCCCAGCCATCATTCTGTTCGCCGGTGGAATTGGAAGTATCCTGTGCGGATTTAATATCCTCAACAAGAGATATTTAGCAGTGATCGCTGCATACGAAGCTTTAGACAAGAGCTACAGCTTCTACAGAAATGGGGTGATTGCCGAACTTGGCGAAGAGGCGGACAAGCGGTTCCGCCATGGCATTGCTAAAAAAGAACTTGAAGTAGACAAGTTTGATGATGAAGGCAATCCTACAGGTAAGAAGAAAAAAGCCAAGGTCTACACTGAAGACGAGCGTGGACTTTCACCATATTCGTATTTCTTTATGCCACCATGTAAAGATTATACTGACAATCCTTATTACAATCTTAAGTTCCTGAAAGATATGGAGCAATATTTCAACGACAAGCTTCACATTGAAGGGCATGTGTACCTTGATGAGGTACTTAAAGCTCTTGATATTCCAATCAAAACTTTTGTGGAAGGGGAATATCCAGCAGAACATATGGTTGGATGGCTTGACAAGGATATGTACGGAGACAGATGTAAGGGGAATGGATACATCAGCTTCGGTATTGAGGAGTTATATAACAAACTCAATGGCAGTGTAGTTCCGGATGTTATCGAGCCGGTAATGTTACTGGACTTTAATGTTGATGGACTTATTTGCGGAGTTGCAGGAATCAAGGTTCCTAAACATAGAAGAATCAACCATAAATAAGACAATAAAAAGGAGTCAGATATGGTAAAATTAATAATGGCTTTCGGCGTCGGTCTTGGGATCGGCGCTGTAGGCAGTTATATTTGGTATAGGAAGAAGTTAGACGAGCTTGACGAGGAAGTAGAGTTTCTCAATAACGACATTTCCAAGTTGAGCAAAGAGATCAATAGGATCAACAACGCTGAAAAGGAGAGCGCTCACGATGTCGACTTCAAGGTTGTAGAGGAGCCATCTCGACAAACTGTTAACCCTACAGCCGAGGAGGAAACGGAGGAAGTCCTGGAGGCGGGTCAGATCATAATCGATGAGACCGCTTTCTCCGAGGAGCACGACGAGTTTGACAAAATCGACCTTTGGTATTATGTGAAGGACGATATGCTTGTCGATGAGACAGAGAATGAAGTGAGCGTGAAATCTTCCATTGCGAAGGTTTCTTATCTCCTGGACAGTGTTGTAGGCGATGAAGTTTATATTCGTAACTTTGAGAACGAGACAGACTTCCACGTCATAGTTGTGGATGATAGCTTCTATCCTGATGACTATTAATAACGCAGGAGTGATGTGAATGAACGAGTATTATAACTGGCTTATTGATCGTATTGACGATGGGACCGCTCAGAATCATAAAGGCTTACTGCACGAATTGATGATGAAGGAGTTCTATTCCATTGTTGATGGTGATGACAATCGTGAATACGAAGGCCAGGAGCTCAGAGAAACTTTTGCCGATGAATTTGGTGGGGCTGTGGAGGGTATCCATGGCCCCTGTTCTGTCCTTGAGATGCTTGTTGCCCTTGCAATAAGGATCGACAGGGATATTCAGCCGGATTTAGAAGATTATGACCACACATCTGAGTGGTTTTGGTTAATGATTGGTAACCTTGGGCTGCTAGAACAGACCGATGATGCCATAGATTATGAAGAAATTGACCATATTCTTGACAAATGGCTGGAAAGAGACTACGAATTTAACGGTGAAGGCGGCTTATTTCCATTGGAATACGCAGAAAAAGACCAAAGAGACGTTGAAATTTGGTACCAAATGCACGCATATTTGATGGAAAACTATGAGGTTTAGTGTTACAATGTTACACTTTTGAAATGGAAAATAGTTGCATATGCAACTAAATTTGCAAAAATGTTACAAAAAAGTGTAACAATGTTACAACTTTTTTTCAAGTTTGTAACAGCCATAAACGTTGAAATTTCAACGTTTTCGGGCTGTCTGTTACAAAGTTACAAACTTTTTCCTATTAACTATAGGTAAAAAAAAACACATATATAAAAGTTTATAAAACCAGCAAAAAAGTTGTAACTTTGTAACACCCCAAAAATTAAGGGAAATGGATATGAATGATTATGGATTTTTATCAAATAAAACAAAAAAGTGCTAAAAAAGGTGTAATCGAGTTATATCCTGATTTCAAAGTTGGTCGATCCAAGGATCTCATGGTTCGAGGAAAGTCGTTTTATGCGATTTGGGACGAGCAAAAAGGTTTGTGGTCTACAGATGAGTCCGATGTTCAAAGACTTGTTGATGAAGATCTCATAGCAAGAAGAGATGAACTGGCTAAGACAGTAGAGGAAACTATATTTGTCAGAAAGATGTCAGACTTCTCGACAAACTCATGGGTGTCTTATAAGAAATACATCAGCAACATGTTTGACAACAGCCATCAACTTGATTGTAAGCTGACATTTCAGAATACTAAAGTCAGTAAAAAAGATTATGTCAGCAAGAGACTGTCGTATCCTTTAGAGAAAGGATCGTATGAAGCATATGACGAGTTGGTGGGGACTTTATATTCTCCAGAGGAGCGAGAAAAACTCGAATGGGCGATAGGGGCTGTGGTCTCAGGAGACAGCGTGAAGATACAGAAGTTCATAGTTCTGTATGGTGAAGCTGGAACCGGTAAGTCTACAGTCCTTAATATTATTCAAAAATTGTTTGAGGGATATTATACAACGTTCGAGGCCAAAGCTCTTGCGTCGAATAACAATCAGTTTAGTACAGAGGCTTTCAAGTCTAATCCGTTAGTAGCGATCCAGCATGATGGCGATCTGAGTCGAATCGAGGATAACACCAAGTTAAACTCGATCATAGCTCACGAAGAGATGATGATGAATGAGAAGTACAAGCCATCATATTCTGACAGGATCAACTGCTTCCTGTTCATGGGCACAAATAAACCGGTAAAGATAACAGATGCGAAGTCTGGAATAATCAGACGACTGATAGACGTTCATCCTACCGGCAAGACTGTTCCGAACAAGCGGTATAATCTGCTGATGGATAAAATAGACTTCGAGCTCGGAGCAATAGCTTATCATTGTCTGGAAGTATATCAGGAATTGGGCAAGAATTATTATTCAGGTTACAGACCTGTTGATATGATGCTGAAGACTGATGTGTTCTATAACTTCGTTGAAGCTCATTATCCGATATTCAAAGAAGAGGACGGCGTGACGTTGAAATCTGCTTACGAGATGTATAAGCAGTATTGTGACGACTCGCTTGTTGATTTCAAACTTGCTAAGTATAAGTTCAGGGAAGAACTGAAGAACTACTTCAGCGAGTATTTGGATATTGTGAGGATAGACGGCAAACAGGTTAGGAATTATTATCGTGGATTCCTGTTAGAGAAGTTCATTGTCAGAGCTGACAATCCGAAGGATGATATTTTCAGTACGGATCTTAGGTTCAGACATACTACTTCAGTGTTTGATAAGGAGTGCGCGGATTGTCCTGCACAATATGCTTCGGCCAAGGAGACTCCGTTGAAGAAATGGAGCGAGGTCACAACTAAACTGTCCGATCTGGATACAACACAACTCCATTTTGTAAAAGTTCCAAAGAACCATATTGTCATAGACTTTGATTTGAAAGATGCTGATGGTAATAAATCGTTTGAGAAGAATCTTGAAGCGGCCAGTAAATGGCCAACGACTTATGCCGAACTGTCTAAGAGTGGTGCGGGCATTCATCTGCATTATATTTATGACGGCGATGTCAGCGAGCTCAGTAGAGTCTATGACGATAATATAGAGATCAAGGTGTTTACTGGGAATGCGTCTTTGAGAAGGAAGAAGACGAAAACCAATGGGGGCCATATTGCTACGATCAAGTCAGGGCTCCCGTTGAAAGGAGCAAAGCAAATGGTAAACTTTGATGGTATAAAAGATGAGCAGCACCTAAGGAACTTTATAAAGAAATGTATAGCTAAAGCTCATCATGGCGCAACGAAACCAGAAATGGACTTTATATTTGATACGTTGAAGAATGCATATGAGTCTGGGATCTCGTATGATGTGTCTGATATGTATCAGCCGATATTAGTGTTTGCTACAAACAGCACAAACAATTCAGAGTATTGTGTGAAACTCGTAAACAGTATAGAGAAATATCTGAGATCTGAAACTATGGCTCCTAATGAGGATGCTAAGGATAAGATCGTGTTCTTTGATGTTGAGGTTTTACCAAATCTGTTTGTTATTGTTTGGAAGTTTGAAGGCGGCAAACCTGTCAAGATGATAAATCCAACTTCAAAGGATGTTGAGAGTCTGCTCAATTTCAAACTTGTTGGGTTTAATAATCGTCGTTACGATAATCATATTCTATATGCGAGATTGATCGGATATACGAATGAGCAGTTGTATAGGTTATCCCAGAACATAATCAAAGGGAATAAGACTGCGATGTTCAGTTCGGCATACAATCTGTCATACACTGATATTTATGACTTTGCATCTGCCGGGAACAAGATGAGTCTTAAGAAATGGGAGATCAAGCTTGGTATTCACCATATGGAATTGGGATTACCATGGGATCAACCAGTTCCTGAAGATATGTGGGAGACAGTTGCGGACTATTGTGTTAATGACGTAGTGTCCACTGAAGCGGTCTTTAAGCATTTGAAGAGTGACTGGACTGCAAGACAGATATTGGCGGAGCTTAGCGGGTTGACTGTTAATGACACGACCAACCAGCATACAACCAAACTGATAGTTGGGAACGAAAAGAATCCTCAGTCTAGTTATGTTTATACAGATCTCACTGAGATGTTCCCAGGTTATAAGTTTGAGAATGGTGTCAGCACTTACAGAGATGAAGTTGTCGGTGAAGGTGGATATGTATACGCAGAACCAGGAATGTATGGTGATGTAGCGTTGCTTGATATAGCATCTATGCATCCAACTTCAATCGAACAGCTTAATTTGTTTGGACCATACACTAAGAACTTTAGTGATTTGAAACAGGCAAGGTTGTTCATAAAACATAAAGACTTCGTTTCGGCAAGGAAACTGTTTGGTGGAAAGCTGGAACCATATTTGAAGGATGAGTCAGCGGCAAAGGATTTGTCATCTGCGCTTAAGACTGCAATCAATTCGGTTTATGGTTTGACTTCGGCTAAGTTCGATAATAAATTAAGGGACCCTCGTAATATAGACAACATAGTTGCCAAGCGAGGGGCTTTGTTTATGATCAACCTTAAACATGAGGTTCAGAAAAGAGGTTATACTGTCGCTCATATTAAAACAGACTCCATTAAGATCCCAGATGCGACGGATTCGATCATAGAGTTTGTCATGGAGTATGGTAAAAAGTATGGATATGTGTTTGAGCATGAAGCGACGTACGACAAAATGTGTTTAGTGAATGATGCAGTGTATATTGCCAGATATGATAATGGTGAATGGACTGCGACAGGAGCACAGTTCCAGCAGCCGTATGTGTTCAAGACTTTATTCAGTCATGAGCCAATTGAATTTAAGGATATGTGCGAAACTAAATCAGTAAGCACTTCGTTATATTTGGACATGAATGAAGATTTAGGAGAAAACGAACATGACTATCATTTTGTGGGTAGGGTTGGTGAATTCACTCCTATCCTTCCTGGACATGGTGGCGGACTTCTTTTGAGAGAAAAGGATGGTAAGTATAACGCGGCCACTGGAACTAAAGGGTATCGCTGGATGGAGTCTGAGATGGTACAGGCTCTTGGAAAAGAAGCAGATATCGATAAAGGATATTACAGAGATTTAGTAGATGCAGCAGTAAAGAATATTTCACAATACGGCGACTTTGAATGGTTTGCCTCTGATGAAGAGTACAAAGGTGAACTTATGATAACGCCGTTTTAACGAAAGGAGTAATTATGGCATTTAAGAGAAGAGAGAATCTGACAATTCAGGATGCGGAGATAGGATATTCTGATTTCAAGGCGAGCCGCTATGGTTCGTCTTTTATGTTGATCATGAACAAGGGCGACATAACTTACAAAGGCGTGTCTGGTTATAAAGATTTTGATCAGCTTATCAAAGATGGATGGCCTATCCAGAGAAGCAACAGAGATGAGGACGAGCTTGTTATGTGGGTTAACGTAAAGTTTGATGTCCCAGAAGGCATGGCTCCTCCGATCGTTTACACTGTGACGGGTAAGCGTAAAGAGAAATTAGATGCAGACACTATTGGAATTCTTGATAGTGCTGATATTTCAAAGCTTGATGTTAGTATATCTCCAGCTATGAGGAAAGATGGTAATGGATATACGGCTTATGTTAAGACGTTATTCGCAACACTTTATGAAGATCCACTTATGGCTGAGTATGGAATGTATGAATCTGAAGAGGGACAGGAACCGGTTGATGATGACATTCCGTTCTAAGGAGAGCAAATGTTATACGAGCATCAAAGACTTGCGGTAGAACGCATGCATAATGGTTGTATACTGTGTGGAGGGACAGGTTCTGGTAAATCCAGGACCGCCCTCTACTATTACTTTACTAAAGTCTGTAAAGGTGTGGCTCCAGATGATGGTGTTGAATATGCACCAATGAAAGAGCCAAAGAAGTTGTATATAATTACGACTGCCAGAAAAAGAGACACCTTGGAATGGGAGCAGGAATGTTGTCCATTTCTTTTAAACATGGATGATGTTGTTGTGGATTCGTGGAACAACGTTGGTAAGTATGTTGATGTGAAGGATGCGTTCTTCATATTTGACGAGCAGCGTGTAGTTGGCAATGGATCATGGGTCAAATCATTTCTGAAGATAGTGAAGTCTAATCTTTGGATTATGCTTAGTGCCACGCCAGGAGATACTTGGATGGATTATATTCCTGTGTTCATAGCAAACGGCTTCTACAAAAACAGAACCGAGTTTATAAGAAAGCATGTTGTCTTTAACAGATTTGTTAAGTTTCCTAAAGTTGATAAGTATATTAATTGCGGGAGACTTGTGAAACAAAGACAAATGATACTGGTCCCGATGAGGTATGCTAAACATACAACCCAGCATAACAAAGAGGTCATTGTCTACTATGACGAAAGTAAAATCAGAGAAGCTACAGTTGAAAGATGGAATGCTTTCGAGAACCGCCCAATAAAGGACGTTGCTGAGTTATGTTATCTGATGCGCAAAATAGTAAACTGTGATGAAAGCCGAATCAAAGCTGTTAAGAATTTGATGACAAATTGTCCGAAGTCGATCATATTCTACAACTTCAATTATGAGTTGGAGATTTTAAGACAGGCTGCTATCGATTTGGATATTGAATTTGCAGAATGGAATGGCCACAAACATGAACCGCTTCCTAAAGGCGGCAGCTGGGTTTATCTGGTTCAGTATACAGCCGGAGCAGAAGGCTGGAATTGTACGGATACGAATGTGATAATATTCTACAGTCAAAACTATTCGTACAAGATCATGGTCCAGTCTGCGGGAAGAATAGACAGAGTTAATACTCCATATTCTGATTTGTATTATTATCACTTAAAATCAAATGCCGCGATAGACAAAGCTATTTCATCATCATTGAAACGTAAAGAGACGTTTAACGAAAAAGCATTCGTGTCATCATTGTTACCGAATGGTCGTTCGTAAGAAATACATGGGTTAATATAGGAGGGAAGAGCAGAATGTACCTGCTCTTCTTTATTTTTTGGAGGAAACATGTTAGAAAGCAAATTTCAAAGAGAGCTAATCAAAGAAATTGAATCGTTGTTTCCAGGGTGCATCGTTATGAAGAACGATCCTAATTACATTCAGGGAATACCTGACTTAATTGTTTTGTATGGAAGTCGATGGGCCGCCCTTGAATGTAAGAGATCTGAAACTTCTCCGCATAGACCTAATCAGGATTATTACGTTTCGAAGATGAATGAGATGTCTTATTCCAGCTTTGTTTATCCAGAAAATAAACAGGAGGTCTTATATGAACTTCAACGATCATTCGCGTGATTTTCATAACGGAGAACACGCCTTCTTAGGAGCGTCAACATATAGTCGATGGTTTAATAAGGATTTCGATGAGATCCTCGATCGCTATATGAATTTTATGATCGCCACTAAGAAAGGCACAGAAGATCATGACTTTGCAAGAAGATGCATTGAAAGGAAACAGCGCCTGCCGAAAACGAGACACACTCTCAACATGTATGTAAATGACGCTATCGGATTCAGGATGAAGCCTGAAGTTGAATTGTATTTTTCTCCTGTTGCTTTTGGAACAGCAGATGCCATCTCTTATAACGAGAAAAAGAAATTCCTTAGGATTCACGATTTGAAAACAGGCGTTACTACAGCATCTATGCATCAGTTAGAAGTTTATGCTGCGTATTTCTTTTTGGAATACACAGACATAAAAGTTAACAACACAGATATAGAGCTAAGGATTTATCAGAACAACGAGATAATTGAAGCTCATCCTGGTGAGGAAATCATAGCCCCAATCATGGAAAAAATATTTATTGCAAGTAGAAAGATTCTCGAAATGGAGGAGTAAAATGGGTTTTGATAGTTTTCTAGCTCATATAGGTGTCGGACACCTCGATGGTGGAAACTCTGGAAGATATCCTTATGGCTCTGGTGATAATCCATACCAGCATATGGGTATGCACCCATTTAGAGCACAGGTTCAAGCTAAAAGAGATCAAGGTAAAAGTATGACCGAGATAGCTGAAGAACTTGGCATGAATACTTCTCAGCTTAGAGCCAAAATAACCATGGCCAAGGAAGAAGAGGAAGAGCGAAATAGAACATACATTTTGAAAAAGAAAGACAAAGGCTATTCCAATACGGCTATAGCCAGAGAGCTTGGAATGTCAGAAGGTTATGTTCGTAAAATGCTTAAACCCATTGAGGAGAACCGAAAAAGTAAAGTTAAAACCGTAGCTGAAGAATTAGAGAAGCAGGTTGCAGATAAGAAATACCTTGACATAGGAGCTGGTGTTGAACGGCAGCTTGGAATCTCAAAAGAAAGACTAAAGACTGCGGTTTCTTATTTGGAAGAACAAGGCGGATACAAACAGTATTCTCTTAGAATTGAACAGGCTACTAACCCTGGTAAATTCACATGGTATAAAGTCCTTACGAAAGACGATGTGACATACGGAGAAGTGTATGGGAATCGAGACAAAATAAGAGCGCCTCAAGGCGTGTACTTTGAAGACGATGGCTTGACAGCAAGAGGTATTAAACCACCAGTATCTATAGATTCTAAAAGAGTCCAGATTAGGTACACTGAAGATGGCGGTTCTGATAAGGACGGCGTTATTGAGATTCGTCCTGGAGTAGAAGATCTTACGTTAGGCAACAATCATTATGCTCAGGTTAGAATCGCAGTTGATGGGACTCATTATCTTAAAGGTATGGCTATGTATAACCCAGATCTTCCAAAAGGCTGCGATATTATGTTTAACACAAACAAACATAAAGGAACTCCAAAGATGGACGTTCTTAAACCGATGTCTGATGACGCGGACAACCCTTTCGGAGCAACAGTAAGGCAGTTCGACTATGACGGAAAAGACGGGAAGAAACATCAATCTCCAATAAACATCGTTAATGATGATTCTGACTGGGGTCACTGGTCTAGAAATCTGGCTTCTCAATTCTTATCTAAGCAGTATCCTCAAACTGCTAAACGCCAGTTGGATCTAGACATCAAAGCTAAGGAAGACGAGTTCGCTAAGATTTGTGCATTAGAGAATCCAGTCGTTAAGAAAAGACTTCTTAAATCTTTTGCGGAAGATTGTGATTCAGCGGCGGTAGATCTTAAAGCTGCTCCTCTCCCTAGACAACAGACGCATGTAATACTTCCGCTTACTGAGATTAAGGATACAGAAGTGTATGCTCCAAACTATAAGACTGGTGAAGAAGTCATACTTGTAAGGTATCCTCACGGTGGAATATTTGAGATCCCTCGTTTGAAAGTAAACAACAATAACAAACAGGGAAGAGCTTTGCTTGGCGCTACAGAAAATGCTATAGGAATTAATTCTAAAGTAGCAGAACAATTATCTGGTGCAGATTTCGACGGCGATACTGTTGTTGTAATACCTACTAAGAATCAGAATCTCAAGACATCTAAGCCTTTAAAAGACCTGGTCGGGTTTGATCCTAAAGAAATGTATAGAGGTTATGAGGGAATGACTGAGGTCGGTCCAAAAGGAGACGGCTTCAACAAGGGAAGAGAAATGGGAATGGTTTCTAATCTCATAACTGATATGACTATTAAAGGCGCTAAAGAACCAGAGATAGCAAGAGCTGTAAAACATTCAATGGTTGTCATAGATGCTGAGAAACACCAGCTAGACTGGAAAAGATCTGAGAGAGATAACAGGATCAAAGAATTAAAAGAGAAGTATCAGCAGAAAGAAAACGGAAGATACGGTGGAGCATCAACGCTCATCTCTAGTTCTAAGAGCCCTGTTTTAGTGCCACAAAGAAAAGAACTCACATATGATAAGAGACACATAGATCCAGAGACTGGCGAGAAGAAGTATGAACCTAGTGGTGCCACTTATGATAAAAAACGTAAGGATGAAAACGGTAACTGGTATGTAGTAGAAAAAGATGTCCCGTACATGACCGAGACCACTAAGATGGCCGAGGCTAAGGATGCCCGCACCCTATCATCCGGTACCCGTATTGAAGAGATTTATGCTAACTATGCCAACAAGATGAAGGCCCTTGCTAACGAGACCCGAAAAGAATACATGCGTACCGAGAACCCTAAGAGGGACCCTGATGCTGCAAAGAAGTACGCCTCTGAAGTTGCATCACTCGAAGAGAAGCTAAATAAATCGCTTCAGAACGCACCCCGGGAACGTCAAGCTCAATTAATGGCGGATTACGTAGCAAAGGCTAAGCGAAAAGACAATCCAAATATGGAGTACGATGAGTACAAGAAAATAAAAGCCCAGGCTTTGGATTCTGCTCGTCGTAAATCTGGAGCAGCTATAAAAACAGTAAATGAAAAAGGAGAAAAGATAAGTGCTAGAACTGTCGATATAACTCCTGAAGAATGGAAGGCTATACAAGCTAATGCAATATCCACTAATAAATTAACCCAGATCCTAAACAACGCTAATATAGAAAAGATCAGAGAGTATGCTACCCCTAGAGATAAACGTACTATACCCCCTGCTACTAAGTCTAGGATCAAGGCTATGCTTAACGCTGGCCACACACAACAAGAGATTGCAGAAGCTTGTGGTGTATCTCTATCCACTGTTAAGGATGTAATGCGTCCAAAGGATGAAAAGGAGAACTAAGTATGAGAGCATCTATGCTTACTACTATTGACAACCCATTTGATCCATTCACACAGTACGATGAGTGGGTTGCTTATGATGAGTATCAAAGCTCAATTACAGGAAGACCAACATGCAACTCGTATCTTGCAAGCGTGTCTCGTACTTCTCCTGATTTATCAAGAGATGATTACTTAGAAGAGATTGACAATGCGATTGACAAGATTGTTTCACTTAATCTTTCTGGAACTTTTAAGAAAGTTAGTATTGAGGTTTAGTAAAACTTTTTGAAACCCAATGCCAACACGAATGTAGTATGTGCATTGTGTGTCAAAAATTCTAAAATTTTACGAAACTTCTAACGTTTTGGTATCAGAACTAAATGATTAAAACACCGGAGGTCATTTAATTCTGATACCGGGGGGAGGGGTCCACAGAATGCACCCCCCTCCCTCATCGCGCCGGTCTTTAAAAATTCTCCGGGGGATATTTTTAGG